CCAGGGGTGCCCTGAACAAGGGCGTTTTACTCCGGATAAAATGCCGGAGCGGTTGCGTCAACGTATCGACGCAAAATGGTGGCCCTCTCGGACCACTCGGAATCGATAAAGTCCCAATTTGGACTATACCTTTTCCGATATTCGGTCTTCTTACTCTCCAAACGGAGAGTAAGCTGGCCGCCCGAAATGCTACCGTGCAATAGAAGTAAAAGCAAACCGGCTGGGTTATAACTCCAGCCGGGTATCATGCGTTTTAAGCGTGATATTGCCTTTAAATCGTCCTGGCTACTTGGGAGGCGCACCATATTAGGCTTCCGAACCGCAGCTTCATAAAGATACCCACTTTGGTATCTCCGTGAATGGCGGATCAGATGTTTTATATGGTAAGTAGGCACCTTAAACCCGGCTTCGTCATCCTCATAAAGAGGAACGAAAATTCTCTTAGATACCTTATCCAACAAGTATCTAAGGCTATGGTTTAAGTAAACGCCATGCTTTGCCGACCATGCAACTAGTCGATTGAATGCACTGTAACAGTCCTGATCGTCGAGGAGCTTCTTAAGATATACACCCCGGACGTTGTGGCCATTATAATAATCATGGCCACAGGACTCGCGAAATAGCCCTTCATTGAAGGACTTATCGTAGTTTACACTAAATCCGGTATATGACAGCATTTTAAGCACGAGGTTATAAGCCTCCTGTAAAACAATGATGTCATCACCGAATACGGCGAAATTGCCGATAGTGTCGCCTCGTGGGTACTCAATCTTTCGATCAAGTGCACGATAAGCACCTACGACCAAGGACGTAAAAAAGATAGTCTGCAGTGGGAAAGTAAAAGCATTCCCCATTGAAGATATCATATGCAAGTCCAAAGAACGACCGCCCGGAAGGGTAGTCTTCTTGCATCGGGTGAGTTCCAGCCATCTGACAATATGGTCTGGAAACCACTTCCGCACAAGTTCGAGGGACATAGAGTCACTAGCTGAAGATAGGTCGATAGTACCAAACCTACCTGTTAGGGACCCAATCCGACATAAGCTACGGTTCTTTTGAGGTTGCGTACTAAGGTCTATGCCAACGACCTCACGTAAGCGCTTCTCTAGGACGTAGCCTATTCCTTTCTGAAAGAACATATTCAGAATGGGTTCGGTGCATATAGTCCTTGAAATCTCATTAGATTTCGGGACAAACGTAAGACGACTGCCTTGTACCTCAGAGGTCGGATAATTCTTAGAACGAAATTGCTCTTGCTCGTTCCAGAGTAAACGACCATCTAGGGTATGCTTGAATAAAACAAGCAACGCCGGGTCCGTGTAAGTAAGGCGACTAATTGCAAGCTTCCCGTAAGGGTCGCCGCTTTTAGCCCCAATATTTGCACCGCGACCAAACGCCATACCTCGCTCAATTGTTGCAAGAGTAAGGAGTGGCATACCCTCTGGATGTGAAAAACGGTCAATGAAGCTTTTGGCCTCACCAATCGCGGTCCAGAGGAGCTCGTCTACGGAAGTGACATCCTCACGATAAACAGAACAAGCCTCGTTCACACTTTCGAACTTGGCTAATGCTGCATTATCGCGCTTGGGATCTGTTTCCTCATTGTGAAATTTCTTGAGAAAACTTTTCCGAAGGGACTGGAAGGCGTATTGCCTCTCAGTTATCCCGGGGTAAGGCTCTACTGAGCCGTCACAACCATTGTAGAAAAGATCGGCGTCAAGAAGTGCAGCGAGGTCACCAGCAGAACTATGCATAGTAGCACCTTTAGAGTAACAACGTAAAGGACGGTCACTTCACCTTCTTTTTGACAATCTTTCGTCGGAAGAGTGGAGTGACAAATGTGATCAATTTCTTGACCACATCTATTACAAGTAGCACTTTTAAAGGCCACACGAGTATCCCTTATAGGATGCCCGTAACCGCGGTGTCACCAAAGCCAGCAGACTGCTGACTGAGGCCACCGAAGTGGGCCGAAAGTGCCGCCCTGATATTTGCAGGATCAGCCAAATCAGAACCTGCTGGCACCTCTATAGTAGTGGTGATCAGCAAGGTTTGATAAGGCTGACCCGCAAGGGGCAATACACCCTTTCGGGTGATCAGCTTGTAAACGTTCTTTGGAACGTTGGAAATCAATCCCGTCACCGGATTGGCCTTACCCAAGACCTTGTAGACCTTGGGTCGGACAGCCGTTAACGTGAAGGGTGCCGCCACGCTATGCGTGATGACCCCGGTTTGTGTACCGCCCAGTGCAGTCACAGCAACCTGGCGCCCATTACTATCGGGCGCTGTATCGGTCACGTGAGTGTACGTCGGCGACGTCAAGCCGGTTTGTGCAAGCCCCGTAATCGGGGACGTAAAGGTAATACCCATCAGAAAACTCCGTGGAAAAGAGCGGTAATAACCGCCTCCGACACTTCTGAACAAGGTCTAACGAAATGTTCGACCCCTCAGCTTGTGTCTATCTTGCGCGTGGACCGAGTTCGCTTGGGTAAAGAGAGCAAGGAGATTTGCTGCCTTAATCTCTGAACCAGGCATCTCAAATGTTAAGGGTGGTACTCTTAACTGAGAGAGCACGCTGCGAGTCACCAGTCTACGGACGTACTTAAAAGAACCTGGATTACCACCGGCACTTATGAAATTGTTACCATTGACTAGCTTGCACTTATCGATATCCGGACGCATAGAACCGTTAGTTACACGTTTCTGTATGTTCGTTATCTGAAGCCAAGCTATTTCTCTGGTATCAGTACATGAGTTTTCGATGATATCACCAATATTGGTGAAGTAATCCACGAGGAACGACCAAGGGAGTAACTCCCAAACGGTGGGAAAGAATTCACCAGGTGTTAAACCAAACACCCGGGCCTTATCCATCGCGGTCGTTACCGTCTTGCGTTTAACTTCGCCTCTAATAACACAAATTGCTTCGTCCTTAATGACTTTACTTCCCAACCAAGAGAAGTTGCCAATAAGTGCGAAGCTTTCGTTATAGAGCCCGCTAACAAGCTTGCTATCTTTTCCGATAGCACGAATGTGGCGGTATTCGGGTTCCGCTCCTTTTTGAACCTCGTCGTATGCCTTGAAAGCATCTTCGAGATCATTAACGAACGGTCTCCAACCGAAGCTAGACTCAAGCCACGTCTGTGAAAGCGTATCTAGCCATTTCTTAGGTTTAGCCTTCTTAGCTTTACTAAGCTTTTTAAGGTAATCCCCAAGATGGTTTCGTAACGCTTCAGCAGGGTGTCGAAGCATGTGTGCGGCCTCTCGCAGTTCACCCAGAAACACACCTCCAGACATGGAGATCTGTGCTGAGCGAACTTGCTTGAAAGCCCTACTCATAGCTTGGTTCTGAGCAGCGCTGATGCCTAAAGTAGGATTATTGTGGGTATCGGAATTCGGCAAGTACCTGACTTCAGTGTGCGAACCGCCAACAGTCTCGGTTTGCGCACCGCCAGGTGCATTCGGATTCTTCAACTTAAGATATCCACCCATAGACACTGAATCAACGGATTCATAGGTCCCAGTCATACCGGTAGTAGCACTCGTGTGGTTGGCTATCTGCTCTTTCCACTTAGGATTACGGTCTCCATTCAGAACGCGTTCAAGAGAAAAATTGTTCGCGAACTGATTGTAGACATTCAAGTAATCCCTTGCAGTAAAGGCCTGGTAG